GTGATTCTATTGGGTGCTGATGTGATGCTGTCGGTGGTGCTGATGTGATGCCGATGGTGGTGGCCTATGGTAGCCTCTGGGACTCTCACACCTCCTATTGTGTACGCATGAAGGCCACAGGGGGATGCTACCTTCCATTGTGCGCGCGCGTGTGTACTGAAGGAGGGGCGGGGGGGTGCGCGAGGCCTTGTTTATCTCGTAAGTTACCTCCGACATACAAAAAAAGCCAAAACTCGGCTAAAAGGAGTCCTTATGTATACCTATGTAAGTCATTGATAATACTACTGTTTACTGACCACCCTTATGTATGACAAATAAATATATAAAGGGACATGAATATAATTAATTAATCTAAGGGCGCGGGGAACTTCTGGTACTTTTCGCGGGTCTAAGTGTCTTGGTATTTAATTCAATTTGTTGTCAGAAAGTTCTTGACTTTTGGTTCTAAATATGGTATAATATAATTGTATTATAAAGGTTAGTTAAATAACTTTAGCCTTAAGTGTACTTAAGAAGCATTTATAATTAATCTTTAAAGGTTAAATCGAAATGACACTTAAGTATACTTAAGAGAACTTAAGGAGAATACCTTGGAAGAAACTATAGAGCCAGTTGCCGCGAAGCGGAAACGGGGCAGACCTAGAAAAGCTGATATGGTGTCAAGAAAGAAAGGTCAAACTGGCTTATCCAGAGGCAGACCCAAAGGCGATGCCGCTATAATCAACGAGTATAAAGGTAGGATGTTGTCATCCCCTAAGTCTCGTAAAGTTTTAGAATCAATATTCGATGCGGCACTAAATGATGACCATAAGAATCAAGCGGCCGCATGGAAATTAGTTATGGATAGAATATTACCTACTGCTGTATTTGAGAAGGACGTTGTTAAAGGTGCAGGTAGGTCAGCAATCCAAATCAACATCACAGGTGTCAACGGAGAGACAACGGTGGTGTCAGAAAATTCGGATGCTTTAGAGGGGGAGTTCATAGATGGCTAAGTATTTTAATCGTGATGAGTTTGCTTGTAGTTATACAGGCGATAACGAAATAAAAGAAGAGTTCATTGAGGCACTTGACGCATTGCGTGAAGCCTGTGGTTTCCCATTCATCATCACTAGCGGGTATAGAGCTAAGTCTCACCCCGTTGAAAAACATAAAACTACTACAGGAACTCATGTACAAGGCATTGCTTCAGACATTAAAGTTACGGACGGTCTACAACGATTTAAGATTGTGGAGGAAGCAATTAAACTTGGATTTACAGGCATTGGAATTGCTACTAATTTCATCCATGTTGACCTCCGCAGTCCTGACGATACTACCCCTTATGTAATGTGGGTGTATTGATGACTACGTTTAAGGAGAAACGAATGAATGAATCTGCAAAGTTTTCTGTAGGAACACATATAACTGCTGATACTGAAACTACTATACTCACTGTCCCCACAGGACAGACAGCAATCCTAACTCTCGTATATATGACGAACCATACTGGAGCAGATAAGACTGCCTCGGTATGGTGGGAACACGAACACGACACAGCCCATGATATATACATGGTGGATACTAAACCTTTCGCAACTGGTGACATACTAAACATAAGCGATATAGAAATAGTTTTAAAAGAAGGGGATAAAATAAAAGCACAAACTCAAGAAGGTAGTGATTTCTCTATAATCCTTACCTTTAAACTGAGCGACTGCTACCCAGTGACATTCGACTATAATGACTGAGTTAAATGTATCGTTGTTACCTTGGCAACAGAAAGTCTTTGAGGACGAAACAAGGTTTAAAGTAATAGCCGCAGGTAGGCGTACAGGCAAGTCACGGTTAGCCGCATGGATGCTACTAATCAGGGGACTACAGGCTGAACGAGGTCATGTGTTCTATGTAGCCCCTACTCAGGGACAGGCGAGGGACATTCTGTGGCAGACGTTACTGGAACTAGGGCATGGTGTCATAGCCTCTAGCCATGTTAATAACCTACAGATAAAACTTGTCAACGGCACAACCATAGCACTGAAGGGCGCAGACAGACCAGAAACAATGAGGGGTGTCAGTCTAAGGTTCTTGGTCATGGACGAATACGCTGACATGAAGCCAGAGGTCTGGGAGCAAATCCTACGACCTGCACTGGCTGACCAAAAGGGTGATGCACTGTTCATTGGTACGCCAATGGGACGTAACCACTTCTACGATTTATATACATACGCTTGTGTCTCTGATGACCCTACCTTCTCTGGGTATCACTTCACAAGCTACGACAATCCACTGCTAGACCCAGACGAAATTAATGCCGCTAAGAAGTCCATGTCGGCTTACTCTTTCCGTCAGGAGTTCATGGCATCATTCGAGGCACAAGGTAGTGAACTATTTAAAGAAGAACATATTAAGTTTTCTGAGGACGAGCCAGAAGAAGGTGACTACTACATTGCAGTCGATTTGGCAGGTTTCGCTGATGTGGGTAAAGTCACTACCAAAACGAGTAGGCTTGACGCAACTGCTATCTCGATTGTCAAAGCGAATGAAGATGGTTGGTGGGTCGCTAAGATTGTTCATGGCAGATGGGGTGTTGAAGCCACTGCAAGGAAGATTTTTGAAGCTGTCGCGCACTATAAGCCAGTGGCGGTGGGCATTGAAAAGGGGGCTTTAAAGAACGCAGTCCTTCCTTATCTAACTGACCAAATGAAGCAGGGCAACCGATTCTTCAGGGTGGAAGAACTAACACACGGTAACAAAAATAAAGTAGATAGAGTTGTATGGGCTTTACAAGGTAGATTTGAACACGGAGCAATAACACTAAACAAGGGAGATTGGAATACAGAGTTCCTAGATGAGCTATTCCAGTTCCCTAATAAGATGGTACATGACGATTTAATTGATTCGCTTGCTTACATAGACCAGTTAGCTAACATAGCTTATGTGAGTGATTACCAAGACGAAGAACATCAACTCTTAGACGCTTACGCAGGGTACTAATATGCTAGAACAACACGAAGATACTTTTACAAACGAACAGAGCCTTGATGGTTGGGTCATGGATAAGTGCAACTCTTGGCGCGACCACTTTCAATCCAACTACGCTGACAAGTTTGATGAGTTCTATCGCCTTTGGCGGGGACAATGGGCGGCAGAAGATAAGACAAGAGACTCAGAACGCTCCCGAATAATCTCCCCTGCCCTACAACAAGCTGTGGAGTCATCCGTAGCAGAGCTAGAGGAAGCCACCTTTGGTCGTGGTAAGTGGTTCGACATCGAGGATGATGTCACAGACCAAGAGAAGGGGGATATTGCGGCTCTACGAGAAACCTTATACAAAGATTTTAAGAAGAATAAAGTCCGTAAGGGTGTCGCTGAGTGTCTCCTCAATGCCGCAGTCTTTGGTACAGGCGTAGCTGAAGTTGTCATTGAGAATAAAAGAGAAGTCACTCCCGCTACTGAGCCTGTCATGGGCGGTGAACTAACCGCTGTAGGTGTCAACATCACAGAAAGAACCTGTGTTAAGTTGAAGCCTGTGATGCCACAGAACTTCCTAATCGACCCCTTAGCTACGTCAGTAGAAGAAGCAATGGGCTGTGCTATAGACGAGTTCGTGTCTAGTCATAGTATTGAATTACTACAGGAAGATGGGATTTACCGTGATGTACCTCTCGGTCTAGCGTCCTCAGACTTCAACATCGAGGCCGATAAAGACCTTAATGTTTATGAGGACAATAAAGTACGCCTCACTAAATACTACGGCCTTGTACCTCGGCATCTACTCAAGGCGGCTCAAGAAGATGAGGACGCAGAAGAAGGGGAAGAAGAAACCCTATTTGAAGGGGATGATGAGTCATATTATATAGAAGCTATTGTTGTAATTGCTAATGAAGGCACAGTGCTTAAGGCAGAAGCTAACCCCTACATGATGGGCGACAGGCCAGTCATCGCATTCCCTTGGGATGTCGTTCCTAGCCGTTTCTGGGGTCGAGGAGTATGTGAGAAAGGGTACAACTCACAAAAGGCGTTAGACGCTGAAATACGAGCTAGAATAGATGCTCTTGCCCTGACGATACACCCCATGCTTGCAATGGATGCCACTCGTATGCCGAGAGGTTCTAAGCCAGAAGTTCGTGCAGGTAAGGTAGTATTAACCAATGGCAACCCCTCTGAAATCATACAGCCCTTTACATTCGGTAATGTCAGTCAACTGAGCTTTGCACAGGCTGATGCACTACAGAAGATGGTACAAACATCTACAGGTGCTATAGACTCCGCAGGTATTGCAGGTTCTATCAATGGCGACCAGACTGCCGCAGGTATCTCTATGAGCCTCGGTGCTATCATCAAGCGACATAAGCGTACTCTTATTAACTTCCAAGAGTCCTTTCTGATTCCATTCGTAACCAAAGCCGCCCATAGATATATGCAGTTCAATCCTGAATTGTACCCTGTAGGAGACTATAAGTTCCATACGTCTAGCTCACTGGGCATCGTTGCGCGTGAGTACGAAGTGACACAACTGGTTCAGTTACTACAAACTATGTCTCCAGAGACTCCAATGTATTCACAGCTTATCATGTCCATCATTGATAACATGAATGTAAGCAACCGTGAAGAACTCATTGCGGCTATGGAACAAGCCAATCAGCCTAACCCAGAGGCACAGCAAGCGGCTAAGTCTCAACAGGATTCACAGTTGGCCTTCCAAGCGGCTCAGTCTGCGGCACTACAAGGTCAGGCTACAGAGTCACAGGCTAGAGCGCAGAAACTTACTAATGAGGCCACAGCAGTACCATTGGAAACAGAGATTGCTCGTATTAAGGCTGTGACCACTAATCTTAAGGATGGAGATGCAGACGATAAAGAGTTTAGGAAGCGTCTGGAAATCTCTAAACAGCTTCTCAAGGAACGAGAGGTTGCTGTGAAGGAAGTGGGACAAGCACCACAAGCACCACAACGTCCACCACAAGCACCACAAGCACCGCAAGCACCACAAGAACAGCAAGCACCGCAAGCACCACAGCGTCCACCACAACCAGTAACCCCTATGGGATAATTATGATTACCAATACAGAAATGCAGAATATCTTGAAACAAGTCAACGAACTCTTTGAAGCAGTTGGAAAAAGAATAGATGCCTTGGAAGAAGCAGTTAAAAAAACTGAAACTAAAACTAAAAAATCTATGCCAAATAAGAAATAATACTTGACATTTTGCATAGAATGTGGTATAATGTATTATATAATGTACATTGTATATTATTAGAAACACAATAAACTAAGAACTGTCCGAAAGGGGAAACAGTATGGATAAGAAAGAACTTGAGCAATACCATCGTAGCTATGAAGAAATGTTCCGCTCTGAAGGTTGGAAGAACTATCTGGAAGATATGAACAATAGCGCGGAGGTACTTAACTCAGTCGAGGCTTGTGCTGACGAAAAAGACCTTTACTTCCGTAAGGGACAACTTGCAGTCATGGCGCACACCTTAAATCTTGAAGGTCAAATCGAAGTAATGAAACAGCAACTCTCAGAAGAAGAAGATGAACTGGAAGTTGCATAATGATACTACACACATTCAGTTGTCCTGATGGACATATCACTGAGAAACTTGTTAGTATGGACACAAAGGAAGTAGAATGTCCAGATTGTGACCAGATAGCTACAAAAGCACTTAGCTGTCCTAAGATAAAAACAGACTCTTGGAAATCAACCCGTCAATGGGCGAAGCAAAGAGAGACACAAATCAAGTATGAAAGGAAGCACGGTATCACGCTTGAGACTTAAACCGTAAGGCTAACTCTTGCCCATAGAACCCTTACATAAATACACCTCCATAATGAGATTACTCACGGAGTTTAATAATGGCAACACTAATAGATGAGCGTCCAGACGTAGACGGACAAGACGACAACCAACAGCAAGAACCTCAAGCAGAGGCAACTCTTGCACCAGAAGCACAGACCGAAGAACAAACCGATGTGCCTGAGAAGTACCAAGGAAAGTCCACAGCCGAAATTGTACGGATGCACCAAGAGGCTGAGAAACTTTTAGGCAAACAGAGTTCGGAGGTAGGTGAGCTTAGACAGGTTGTTGATGACTACATCACGACACAACTCAACACCAACGAAACAAAACAGAAAGAACCTGAAGAAGAAATAGACTTTTTCTCAGAACCCGAAAGGGCAGTTGCAAGGGCTATTGAGAATCACCCCAAGATAAAGGAAGCTGAACAAATCAGTAACCAATATCGCCAGACAACGGCTACGGCTCAGTTGCAAGGTAAGCATCCTGATATGAAGGAAATACTTGCAGATGATAAGTTCGTTGAATGGATTAAGGGTTCAAAGATTCGCAAACAGCTTTTTGCACAGGCAGATACACAGTTTGACTATGATGCCGCTGATGAACTTTTCACTAACTGGAAGGAACGTAAGCAGGTAATAGGTAAGACTGTAGCCGCTGAGAAGCAACAACGTAAACAGACTATCAAAGCCGCCTCTACAGGTAACGCCAGAGGTAGTGGAGAACAGTCAGCTAAGAAAGTCTATAGACGCTCAGACATTATTAAACTTATGAAAACCGACCCCGATAGATATATGTCTTTGTCTGATGAAATCATGCAAGCATATAAGGAAGGGAGGGTTCGTAACTAATCTTATTATAAAGGTATATTAACATGGCTAATTTTGAATCCCAAGCAGCAAACGTAACGACAACAACAGCAGGTAACTTCATTCCAGAAATCTGGAGTGACGAGATTGTTGCCGCATATCAATCTAACCTTGTACTAGCACCGCTAGTCAAGAAACTGTCAATGAGTGGTAAGAAAGGCGATACCATTCATATCCCTACACCAACTCGCGGTTCAGCTTCAGCGAAAGCCGCTAACACTTCTGTAACTCTAATCGCAGAAAGCAATACCGATACTCCTGTAACTATCAACAAGCACTTTGAATACTCTCGCTTGATTGAAGATATTGCCGATGTACAAGCACTAGCTTCTATGCGTCAGTTCTACACCCAAGATGCGGGTTATTCTCTAGCTAAACAAGTTGATTCTGATTTGTTTGAACTAGGTCAGTCTTTCGGTACTAACGACTCTACCCTAACTGCCCATTTAGCTTATGAAGGTACTGGTTCTTACTACATTGATGCGTCCAGTGGACTAACCCAATGGGGAGAGAACACCCTTGTGACCGCTGACGTATTTACTGATGCAGGTTTCCGTGATTTGATTCAGAAAATGGATGACGCTGACGTACCTATGGACGGACGCTCTTTGGTTGTTCCACCTTCAGTCCGTAATTCAATCATGGGCATTGACCGCTATGCGTCAAGTGACTTCGTAGATGGTCGTGTTGTAGGTAACGGTCAAATCGGTAACTTGTATGGTATTGATATTTATGTTTCTTCTAACTGTCCTACCATTGAAACTGCGTCTGCTAACAGCGCAGGTGGTGCGGTTAAACAAGGCATGATATTCCACAAGGATGCTATGGTTCTCGCAGAGCAACAAGGTGTTCGTTCACAGACTCAGTATAAGCAAGAATACTTAGGTGACTTGTTTACTACTGATACTATCTACGGTACTGCTGTTGTTCGTGATGATGCGGCATTTAACTTGATGCTCAACTAAGATAGTAACACCCAAGGGGTTTCTTCGGAAGCCCCTTTCCCTTTCTTATAAGATATACACTGAAGGAGATACCCACTAATGGCAGTTACTATCATTACAAAGCACAACGCTACAACGACTAACGTACCTGCTGACGGAGAAATGACAGAAGGCGAGTTAGCTGTCAACACCACAGACAGACGTATCTTTACCAAGAACGAAAGTGGTAATGTTAAAGAATGTAATCAGTTTGGCGATGACGCTAGTTTCGATGACCAAGTAGAGTTCACTGGCGCAACTTCAGCCTCTAACTATTCAGCCGCTTTCCGAGGGGAGGCCAATACTGGAACACTATACCACATCAAATTTATGGAACTAGGCGGTACTATAAACGGAACTATAACCTCTAATGGTTATGCTACCGCTTATGCTACTACCTCAGACTATCGTTTAAAATCAGATTTACAGACAATTTCTAATCCTACCACAAGGGTCAAAGCCCTAAATCCTATTAACTTTCTATGGACAGGTTCTTCTGAGAGAACTGACGGTTTCTTAGCGCATGAAGTTGCGGCACAGATACCTGAAGCTGTAGTAGGCAATAAGGATGCAGAAGATGGTAGCGGTAATCCTGTATATCAGAGTATCGACCAATCTAAAATCATACCAGTGTTAGTCGCGTGTATTCAAGAATTAGAAGCGCGTATAACAGTATTAGAATCTTAAGGACTAGACAATGAATCCAGAATGGCACTTAAATAAAAACATACCCGTGATGTTCTTCTTAGCTATCACCTTGCAGTTTGTTTACTTTGTAAACTTTATCTCCAAATTGGATTCTAGACTCCTCACCGCAGAGAGGGCAGTCGTAGCACAAGACGCACGATTGACTTCCATAGAAAAGAACGTACAGGGTCAAGCAGTATCTCTGGCTAGTATTGATGCAAACATAAGCCATATTAGGGATACCGTTAGCCGCCTTATGAACGCACCTACTCCAACGAGTTTCTAATATGGGATTTAGCTTTACTTCACTAATCGACCCGATAACAGGCTTGCTTGATAAGTTTGTCGTGGACAAGGATAAGAAACTAGCCCTTGCCCATGAGATAGCTACTATGGCAGAACGTCATGGACAGGAATTAGCCAAGGCTCAATTAAAGGTTAATGAGAAGGAAGCAGAACATAAATCTATATTTGTAGCAGGTTGGCGACCCGCAGTTGCTTGGGTTTGTGTCGGTGGGTTTACTATCAACTTTATGATTTCCCCACTAGCCGCACCGTTTGGTATTATCATACCACAGGCAGACACGGCTACTATGATGCCTGTACTTTTAGGGCTACTTGGCTTAGGTACAATGCGAACCTATGAGAAGAAAATCGGCAAAGAGAGAAATAGCTAATGACTCGATTTGAATTATATGAATGGTGGTTTGACCAACAATCCGAGAAAGCTAAGGACGAGGGTTGGGAAGCCGTCATGCCACAGAAAGACCCCTTTAGTGGTCAGAGCTTCAATGTACAAGGGAGTACAGACAGAAGGGTAGAGTTTGAGAACTGGCTCAAGAATCGCCATGATACTTATGTGTCCGACAGAAGTGCAATGGATGACAGGATACAAACAGCACTAGACAATCTTGTGAAATTTGACCTTAATGGTGATGGCAAGGTTGATGTAGCTGATGAAGATATAGCTATAGGTAATTGGGATGTAGATACTGCTGATGCCATGAGAGCCTTTTTTGAGTCTGACGATTATGAGATAGCCCTAAGTAGGACTCCAACTCCCGATGCCGCTGAAGCCCAAGCTGAAGCAGATAGAGTAGCTGAAGAACAGCGACTAGCTACTGAACAGCAAGCGGAAGCCGATAGACTAGCAGAAGAACGTAGGGTAGCCGCTGAACAGCAAGCAGAAGCCGATAGGATAGCAGAGGAATCTCGACTAGAAGCAGTGCGCCTTGCTGAAGAACAGCGAGTAGCCGCTGAAGCTAAGGCAGAGGCAGATAGAGTCGCAGAGGAACAGAGAATTGCCGCTGAAGAAGCTAGGGCAGAAGCGGAGAGACTAGCGGCTGAAGCTGAACGCCTAGAGGCCGAACGCCAAGCAGAAGCGGCAAGAGAAGCTGAGTTAGAAGCAGAACGATTAGCCGCTGAAGAAGCCGCTAGGTTAGCCGCCATAAAAGCAGGAGAAGAACGTACACAGCAAGCCGCAATGGAAGCGGCTGAAGCTGAACGAATAGCCAGAGAAGCAAGGGAAGAAGCTGAACGTGTAGCGGCAGAGAATGCAGAGAACGAAAGACTGCGAATAGAAGAAGAAGAACGACTAGCAGAGGAACAACGAGTAGCCGCTGAAGCTCAAGCTGAAGCAGAGCGAGTAGCGGAGGAAGCTAGGGTAGCCGCTGAAGCCCAAGCTGAAGCCGATAGAGTAGCCGCAGAAGCTCAAGCTGAAGCAGAGCGAGTCGCAGAGGAACAGCGAGTAGCCGCAGAAGCCCAAGCTGAATCAGAGCGCGTAGCCGAAGAAGCTAGGCTTGCTTCAGAAGAAGCGGCTAGGGTTGCCGCAGAACAGCAAGCAGAAGCAGATAGAGTAGCCGCAGAACAGCAAGCAGAAGCAGAACGATTAGCCGCTGAAGCTAAGGTAGAAGTAACAGACATCAACGAGGACGATACTACATCAGACCTCTCTGACTCTGCACTACTCAATACCTATGACTTCAACGGTGATGGTGAGGTTACTTCGAGGGACGCTAGGGACTATATGCAATCCGACCCAGATGGTTACAATGAGTATATTGTGGCAAATATGTTAGCGGTGCATACTAAGAAAGAACCACCTTATACTCAAGAAGATGTAGACGCATGGACTCCTGACTCTCCTGCTTCTGTGTCACAAATGCCAGTTCAAGGAGACAATGGAGACACTACAGACACTACAGGCAAATACCCTGCGCCTGATAAAGACAACTACAGTGGCGAGGGCGGTGAGCGTCCCGCTAGCGTCATAGACGATACTGATGCTTCTGTACAGGTTGGAGAAGAAGTAGAAGTAGACCCTCTTGCTGATTGGACGATGCCCGATGACTTTGCGTGGGGCTTGGTAGATAAAGAGTATAAAGCCCCTCCCCCTCCCGAACCGTACTATCTCATGGGTGAAATGATTTGGCCTACTCCTTATAGACCCCCAGAGGAAGGATACAACGCACACTACAACGAGCATGGTATTGCTTCCGATGCACAGATAGAGCAGTTTAACAAAGAATATAAGGTACTTTCTGAATCAGGTATGTTCAGTCCCGCAGACCTTGATGAAATGTCTCAGCTACGGTCAGATTTCCTTGCAGGGGAGCTAAGTCCTTGGGGCATTGAAACAAAGTTCCTATACTATAGGGCAGACTTGCGTGATGGTACTGCCGCACAGGATGCCGCTATAGCTTCAGGCGATGATGACTTTACACCCGCCTCTACCTTTAGTGACGCGAAACAACAGGCCGACCAAATATATATACAAACCTTGTATACTGCTTTGAACGCGGCTGAAAAAGACAGTGCGGAGTACAATGAGATACAAGTATTGATAAACAACGGAGCAATGGATTTCCAAACCCAAGCAGATTTCCTTACCTATAAAAACGCAGAAGAAGGTAGCGTACACAGAATAGCTATGGATGCTCAATCGTCTATAATGAAAGATTACTTAAGACGTAACGACATACAGCTAGAGACAGGCCAAGGGATAGAAACTGGTGTTATGGGACAAGCCCCAAGTATGCACCTGAATACTGGAACAGCTTTGAACTACTCTATAGCGGGTAGGGATAATTTCCAAATGGGAGAAATGGGGGAATATAATATATTTGGGTTCAATAACCCACCACCTCCCTCGTCAACTTTCAAAGTATTTAATGTCGTTACTGATATATTGAGCGTAGTTTACCCTCCTTTAGCTCCTTTATTCCAAGGCGCACAAACCTTCATGTCAACTGGGGGAGATTGGGAAGCGGCCTTTGAATCTGGCTTAAAGGCTTATGCAGGTGGTAAGCTCACAGAGGGACTCACAAAAGAAATCATGGCTGACGCAGGTTGGACTGCCGAGGCAATGGATGTGAGTGAGGAAGTCTTTGATACATGGGTTGTACCTACAATGCACGATGTAGCCGTTAAGGGAGATAGCCTTCAGGCATCGTTAGTAGATACAGCCACAGGTGAGATAGGGGATTATGGGAAAGTTGCCGCAGAGGATGCCCTTGCTTGGGCTAAAGATAACTTAAGTATAGACTTTAATCTGCCTATTCCTGAAGATACGCCAGAGTGGGTTGAAGGCGTGGGGGATGCTGTTGTAGCAGGTGCGGAAGCACTTGCAGAAAGCCCTCTTGGTCAAGCCGTAGGTGAGGCAGGTCAGGCTATCATTGATACGTCAGAAGAGATAATAGAGGGAACGGCAGGGGTTGTAGAAGAAACCTTTGAACCCATAGTCGATGTAATTGATGAAGGCTTAGACTACGTTGGAGAAGAGTATGTTGACCCTGCACTCCAAGCGGCTGAAGCGGCAGGTGAAGTGGTCGTAGATGTAGTTGATGAAGGCTTAGATGCTATCGGTAAAGTCACAGACCCAATCACACAAGCCATAGGCGATAACTTCCCAGATTTA